GAAAGAAACCTGGAGAGAAAAAGCCCGATGTAACACCAACTGAGCCAACAACAATTGCTCCAAGTCCAGAACAAGCTGAAATGATCAAACAAGTTCAACAGCTTATGTCTCAATTGAGCGATACCGGAGACGATCCAGCAACATTGCAAGCACTAGCACACGCTCAAGAAATTATCAGTAAATTTAATACTCAATAATTTATAAAATGGCAGATTTATTTCTGCCATTTCCGCCTCTAAAGGTTGTAATTTAAAAATAAGTAGTATATAATAGGCAATATAGGAGATATTTTATGTCAGGACGTTCATACGGCGCAGAAGAAAAAGCAAAATTAGAAAGATTGATTAGCGAAGGCTCTACAGTACTTCGTGAAATTGAAGATTTGAATGTAGGCTTAAAAGAAACAATTAAAGCAGTAGCAGAAGAACTTAATATTAAACCAAGCGTCATCAGCCGTGCTGTTAAGATTGCACACAAAGGTAATTGGTCTGAATATAACGAAGACGTTGCAGAAATTGAAGCAATTTTAGATATCACTAAACGTATCTAATAAATATTATTACGAAAGGTCGGCGGGCCATAAACCGCACATTAGGTATTTGCAAGCCGTAAATTGCATAAGGAGAATCAATGAGCTATGTAGACGCATGGTTTGACCGCGAGAATGACATCATCAAAGTGGTCGAACGCAACAAGAAAGGTGAAAGGGAATTTAGAGACATTCCTGTACGCCACACATTTTATTATTCAGATCCCCGTGGTAAGTATCAGTCAATTTACGGAGATCCTCTTGGCAAAATTGTAGTCAAGAGTACTAAAGAGCTACGCAAAGAACAAGCAATACACAGTAGTCAAAAACTGTTTGAATCTGATATCAATCCAATCTTTGCTTGTCTAAGTGAAAATTACTTAAACGCAGATGCTCCAAAATTAAACACAGCATTTTTCGATATTGAGGTAGACTTTGATCCAGAACGTGGCTATGCATCACCTGATGATGCGTTCATGCCAATCACTGCGATTGCTGTCTACCTGCAATGGTTAGAAACTATGGTATGTTTAGCTATTCCGCCAAAGAGTCTTAAAATGGAAGATGCTAAAAAGATGGTTGAAGAATTTCCTAATACATATTTGTTTGACAACGAAGCAGATTTATTAGACATGTTCTTAGATCTCATTAAAGATGCAGATGTTATCAGTGGTTGGAACAGTGAAGGTTTTGATATTCCCTATACGGTAAATAGAGTTACCAAAGTACTGAGTAAAGAAGATACCCGTAGATTCTGTCTATGGGATCAGATGCCAAAAAAGCGGGAGTATGAGAAATATGGAAAGACTGCTGTTACCTATGACCTTATCGGTCGTGTTCACCTTGATAGTCTCGAGTTGTACAGGAAGTACACATATGAAGAAAGACACACATATCGACTGGACGCGATTGGCGAAATGGAAATCGGCGAATCCAAAACTGTATACGAAGGCACACTAGATCAACTCTACAACAACGATTTTCGTAAGTTTATTGAATACAACAGACAAGACTGTGCGCTATTAGATAAATTAGATAAGAAATTAAAATTCATTGATTTAGCAAACACAGTTGCTCACGAAAATACTGTGTTGTTACAAACTACAATGGGTGCTGTTGCTGTCACAGAACAGGCAATTGTAAACGAAGCACATCATAGAGGTATGATGGTGCCAAGTCGTCCTAAACGAGATCAAGACATTAGCACACAGGCAGCAGGAGCGTATGTTGCTTATCCCAAAAAAGGCCTACATGATTACATTGGATCAATGGATATTAACTCACTGTATCCTTCTGTAATTCGTGCGCTGAACATGGGTCCAGAAACTATTGTTGGACAACTACGTCAAGATTACACCAAAGAAGAAATTGAAAATAAAATGGCCAAAGGCGACAGTTTTGCTGGAGCTTGGGAAGGTAAATTTGGTGCCAATGAATACGAACTGGTTATGAATCAGGATCGTGCTAATGATATTATCATTGATTGGGAAAATGGTGAGACCAGTGTAATGAGTGGTGCTCAAATATTTGAACTAATTTTTGATAGTGGTAAGCCTTGGATGTTAAGTTCTAATGGCACAATCTTTACACATGAAAAAGAAGGTATTATTCCAGGGTTGCTTGCCCGCTGGTATAAAGAGCGTAAGGAAATGCAGGCCAAGCTCAAAGAAGCTATTAAAGCGGAGAATAAAATTGAAGAAGAATACTGGGACAAAAGACAATTGGTTAAGAAGATTAACCTTAACAGTTTATACGGTGCTATTCTTAATGCTGGTTGCCGTTTTTTCGATAATCGCATTGGTCAGTCAACCACTCTTACAGGCCGAGGAATCGCAAGACACATGGCCGCAAAAATCAACGAAGTCATTACCGGAGAATACAACCACATCGGGAAAAGTATCATTTATGGAGACACTGACTCCGCTTACTTCAGTGCCTATACATCCTTAAAGAAGGAAATAGATAAGAAAGAAATCCCGTGGAATAAAGACACAGTTGTTCAACTCTACGATACTATTGCGGCTGAGGTGAATAGTACATTCCCGCAATATATGTTAGATGCTCACCATTGTCCAAAGTCACGTGGAGAAGTTATTAAAGCTGGGCGTGAAATTGTTGCTATCAAAGGCTTGTTCATTACTAAGAAGCGTTATGCGGTGCTATATTATGACAAGGAAGGCAAACGTAGTGACGTAGATGGTAAGCCAGGCAAGATCAAGGCTATGGGATTGGATCTGAAGCGCAGTGATACTCCAGAATTTATGCAAAAGTTCTTAGAAGAAATTTTAACTGATGTGCTGAATGGTGCTCAAGAAAAAGATATTCTAGAACGCATTAGCGAATTTAGAACAGAATTTAAAGCCCGACCAGGTTGGGAGAAAGGAAGTCCAAAACGTGCAAACAACATTACAGAATATGAAGCAAAAGAGAAGAAGGCTGGGAAGGCTAATATGCCTGGTCATGTTAGAGCAAGTATTAATTGGAATACGCTCAAAAGAATGAACGGCGACAAATACAGTCAACAGATTGTTGATGGTATGAAAGTTATCGTTTGTAAGATGAAGGCAAATCCATTAGGATTTACTAGCATTGCTTACCCAGTTGATGAATTGCGATTGCCCAAGTGGTTCCAAGATTTGCCATTTGATCATCAAGCAATGGAAGCAACTATTATTAATAACAAAATTGAAAACCTTATCGGTGTATTGGAGTGGGACTTGGATTCCACAACCGAGAACAATACATTCGGTTCTTTATTCTCATTTGAATAAATTATTCATTGACAAATTATCTCGACCTAAATAAACTTATACAAAGGACTATTATTATGCAAGACTTACTTAAAGACATCGTGGCTCACACACAAAAACTTGGTTTCCTAAACATTGTTAAGGTTACTGGAACTGATGAATCAACATTGATTGATTCTATGGCAGATGACCGTACTGTTATTTTGTACGCACAAACTACCAATCCGTATCCACAACTAATTGGCACATTTGGTATGCCTCAACTTGAAAAACTTCGTTATTTGGTTGATGGTAAGGAATATCAAGAAGATGCTACTATTGAAATCGTAACCGGCACACGCAATGGTGTAGATGTTCCAACAGGTTTACATTTTGAAAACAAAGACGGCGACTTCAAAAACGACTATCGTTTTATGAGTCAAGATGTCATTAATGAAAAAATTAAGACTGTTAAATTCAAAGGTGTTACATGGCATGTAACGGTTAGCCCAACAGTTAACGCTGTTCAACGTTTTAGCTTCCAAGCAGGTGCCAACACAGAGCACACAACATTCTTAGCTAAAACTGATGGTGATAAGTTGATTTTTGTATTTGGTGATCAAGCAAGCCACGCAGGTGAGTTTGTATTTGCTACAGGCGTTACTGGTAAAATTACCAAGGCATGGACATATCCAGTCAATGCTGTATTGAGTATTTTGAAGAGTGCTGATGCTAACAATACTACAATGAGTTTTAGTAACGAAGGTGCTATGCAACTAGAGTTAGACAGCGGTATTGCTACTTACAAGTATATTATTCCAGCACAAGCATGATAAGAGGCATAAGTCAGTCCGGGCGGTATCTAAGTGTAATTGGAGGTAGTCCTTCAAATCCTTATATTCCATCCGGCAATCAATCAGCAGGAATGGTCCGTTTTAATACCAACATGAATATCATGGAAGTATACGATGGATCTACATGGAAAGATCTTGGTTCAAGTTATTCAAGTATAGGACTAACTCCCGAGGCAGAGTTGTTGCTTGATTGGGTCCGTAACCGTATGGAAGAAGAACGTGAATGGGAGAATAGTAATCATCCCGCTGTTCAAGCTGCCGCAGAGAACCTCCGTAAAGCTAGACAACAGGTAAAGATTACTGCTATACTAGCAAAACAAGAAGAAAACAATGAAGAAACCACCAGTTAATTTAACACCATTACAGAAAGACTACGCAGTATATTTGCCGGCTATTAGTAGTTTTTGTGGCACATATGTTGCCAAACAACGTTTAGAAGAGTTTGTTCCGTTAGATCGTATTCCCGCAACATTCGATCGAGGTATTGAAGGAATGAATTTCCTTAATCCAGAACAAGGATACTTTACTTACAAATACGGCCTGTATTCAGCAGGACATGCTTGTCTTGATCTAAATAAGACCTTTGACAAAGAAAGTATGATTCAAAAACGTGATCGCGGTAACACACTAATATTAGGTGATTCTGGTGGATTCCAAATTGGTAAAGGTGTTTTACAGTTTGATTGGAAAAACTTTGAAGGTCCAAAAGCTAACGCAACACGCCAAAGTATCTTAGAATGGTTAGAAGTAACTGCTGATTGGAGTATGTTACTAGACGTTCCCACATGGGCATGTGACCATAATCATAGTCCTAAGACTGGATTACAGACTTTTGAAGATTGTTTGGAAAAGACTGTTTTTAATAATGAGTACTTCTTAAAGAACCGGTTGGGTCAAACTAAATTCTTGAATGTGTTACAAGGTCCTGATTGGGAACGTGCTGAACAATGGTACCAAGGTGTAAAAGAATTTAGCGATACTAAAGTATGGGGTGACAAAGCCTGCGAAGGTTGGGCTATGGGTGGTGCTAACATGAGCATGATGGATGTTACACTTAAACGATTAATCACATTGAGAGAGGATGGATTACTAACAGATAAAAATTGGATGCACTTTTTGGGCACAGCACAATTGGATTGGGCTTGCTACTTGACTTCAATTCAAAGACAAATTAGGAAACATATCAATGAAAACTTTACCATATCTTTTGACTGCGCCTCACCGTTTATCGCAACAGCACACGGACTTGTCTACACAAACCCGCAACTCTCGCCAAAACGTTGGAGTACTATTATGGAAAAAGCCACAGACAACAAACAGTTGTCAGGAAGCGATATCCCGTATCCATGGGAAAGCGAAATCGGAAGTCGCTTGACAATGGGCGATATTTGTTATTATGACCCAGGTGTTCCTAAAGATCCAGCATTGCTTGTAGGTCCTAGAGGCGGCAAAATGGATTTTGATGCTACCAATCCTGATCACTATGAAGTTCTGCCAGAACGCAAAAATAAACTAGGAAAATATCCAAATAAAACATCGTGGGATAGTTTTAGTTACGCACTAATGATGGCACATAATGTCAATAGTCATATTAGTTCAGTACAACGTGCTAATCATTTAATGGATATTGAATGTACAAGATTTAAACCTGATTGGCGTATGTGGGGTGTTGAAGGCAAAAAAGAAAAAGAACTTAGTGATTGGGTTCCAAGACGTATTCTATACTTTAATCGTTTCGTTGAAGAACTGTTTGAAACAAAAACTAAAGCAGAAGCTTTTCAAATGATTGAAGACGGTATTACATTCTTGCGTAGTTTAGAAGGCACACGTACAC